GTTAAAATTGGCAAATAATTGCATAATACACCCCTTCCTCAATCAAACCTTGCCATCTTTACATTATCGTGATTCTTAGAGTCACGTAGACCCACTATCCCAGACCGGTAAACGAACAACTCAAAATTGTGAGTCGGATCGAAAAACCGCACCAATGGATACATATCTTGATCTTCCTCATATGGGCTGATCAATATTCCCTGCTCATCAATAGTTCCCTCGACAGGAAACTGAAAGCCCCCAAATTGGTAGATTTCGTCCATCTGTTTAGCTATGGACTCAACTGTTAGCTCCTCTAGTTCAGGTCGTACTTCAGGTTCCCTACTCAACCCAAGCTCCTGCAAAACTTTTGGGTAGCCCTCAACGAGGGTATTATGCTCCTTGATGTTATGTACCGCTTGATAAAAGAATTGCGGTATATATCCGCAAGCTGCAAGTAATTTCTCACTATCAATTGTGTATTGATCAGAGTTTGCAGGATTAGTAATTGCATACATTTTAATAGCATTCATTGTTATCCTCCGTAGTTTTTGATTTGCCATTTTCATAGTGCACTACAGAAAAACATTCACCCGTTTCGTAGTACCACTTCCACTCGCCATGCTGCCCAAAATGGTTAAAACTTCCCGTGCGCCAAAGCTCACCCGTGTCATAATAAAATTTCCACTCGCCTTCTGGCTTTCCATTTTTCAAAGCACCAACCATCCAAAGTTTTCCGTTATCGTGATAAAACTTAGTCATTGTTTTCCTCTTCTTCCTCGACATCTTCCATAAACTCTTCAATCGGAACATCTTTGTCAAAGTCGGCGTAAATACCGCCGTCTGAAGGTATTTCACGATTTGCTGAGATTGATACGAGAGTCTTTTGATCCCTATCTGTGAGTCCAACACATATGATGTCGCCCCCAAAATGCTTAGTAAGTACGTTAGCCAAGTCTTCGGAAAACTCCAGTAACTGATCTTCATCTCCGATATTATCAACGCCTACACCTAGCATCTTAATCATTTCATCTAAGTAAAAACTTTTTGTACTCATCATTCCTCCGTAGTTAAAAAATTGCTAGGTGTCGAGACGGCTTCCCTGCTTTCGCTCCACCCCAACGACTGACGCACCCTAGCGCACGAGTTACTACTATCGGCTGTTTTTTTACGGAAGTCACTCCGCTTCAATATCATTGGTGGACGCCCACCAACTAGGGGCTAACAAAGCCCCGTGGCTGCTATTTTTTACTCGTCATCACGATCCCTAAACCAAGTTTCACGCTGAAAGTCCCCAGTTTGATATCCCAAATTATCGGTCTGGTTCTCATAAAAATAAGTCTCCTGCTTCCTTGGTTCTTCTTTCTTTTCTTCTTTCTCAAAGAACTTTTTATACACTTCGTGTAGAGCGCAACAGAGTTCACGCTTTTTTGCCACCGGAAGTTCAGCACCTTCTTCTCTGATTTTAATGATGTAAGATGTAAAAACCTTATCTTCCTTGATAGTCTCTTGTAACTCTTTCATACCCATCATACTTAATTCCTCACCTGTAAATAATCTCATATTGTCACCTTCCTCTCTTTCTCTAACCCTGTTTACTGTTTCTTTACCGTACAAAATTTCCCCTAAAGAATAAACGAAACCACGTATCACAAAACATTACACCTCCTTTTATTTATAGGTTAATATAAACTTACTCCTATATAGGGGGGATTGCAACAAAAAAAGACGATTAGCGACAAATAAGACCGAAAACAAATTCCCAATCGATGTTTTCTGAACAATAGTCTGGCTCTAGATTTAAGCCGTCGAAGACTAAATCACGGGCCTTGGAGCCATGATATAGAAAGAATTTTTCAGGTAAGGTTTGGGTAGCCTGTTTTTTTATAAGTATCCATACTGAACCTTTTTGATAAGTCGATAGCCAAGATACTTGATGAGGGCTTAAATTTACTTTCTTGCCCGTAGTTTGTTTTAATTCGACAAAATGAAACTTACCTTTTTTATCTTGTAGCAGGACATCTGGTACACCTGCCATGACCCATGACTCAAGCCTCGTCCAAGTCAGGTTCTGGGGGGATTTCTTCATCGCTTCCTTCATCGTCCTCCAGAAATCCGCTTCCGTAGTTTTTGCCCTTGGGTTCTTTATGGTCGGCAAGTATTTCGATAGTGGGTTTGTTGCCATAGTTATTCTCCAGTTCCTTTAAAGCTGCAATTACCTCATCCTTGCTCATTTGGTCTATCGTGCCGTGGCGAACTTCACTTTTAGAGATGTAGATATCACCCTCAGCCATACCGCGACGAACCTCGGCTTGTACTGCTGCGCTGTATGCTTTGTTTTCGAGTGCTAGGTCTCGGATAATTTGAAGGTCTCTTACGTGGCGTTCGTAATTTGGAGCATACTTGGCATCCAATTCGGCGCGATAACGCCGTATTTCCTTTGCTACGTGTGGCATACGACACATCTCATACGCTCTAGTGTGCGCGGAACGCGGAGCAAAACCAGCATTGATGGCTGCCTCTCGTTTTGTTATTTGTCCATCCTTGGAGATAAGCTCACGAACAAATAGTTCCTGTTTGCGTGTTAAGGGTGTGTCTTCAGTTAAAGGCGGTCGGCCTGTTTTTTTTCTGGGGGATTTCTTTGTGGTTTTTTTTACTAGCTTCTTTGTCATATGTCTATTTGCCTAAGTTCAAGGGCCGCGGAACACGGGCCACGGCACTAATAGTTTAACAAAAAAAGCTATCTTCTCTATATAGCTGAAAATAAAAAAAATAAAAAAAAATCTGAGGGAGGCATAAGGCCGATCTGGGGGTTACATTTATAAAAAGTTACTTGGATATAAAAATGTTATTTTACAAAAACTTGTAAAACCTTTATACAAAAGGGATTGAAGGGTGTTAGTTACATAAGTATACATAGTTACGCTTACTTTTTTAAAAAAATAAAAAGTTTTTTTTCAGCCCTATAGAAGTATATAGCGTTTTTAGCGTTTCTTTTCGAACTTATTCACAAAATGTGAGTAAGATGTGAATAACCTCAGCATCTTACCCACAAAATGTGAATAATTTTATTTACTTTCGTTAATAATAGCTTTTCTAATTACATTTTCAGTTCTCGGACAAAAGCTTTTTATAGCTTTCAAAAATTCATCAATGTCCACCTGTTTAGTGTTCAATGTCCACTGGATGTGTGCCGAATGCTTTGTAATCCGAATAATTCTAAAAGAACAATGTAATCCAAAATCGTTCAACAATTCCTTAAAATCGGGCCTAATTTTAACGGTGCATTCTCGTAAGGATTTGGGCTTTAATAACGAGGTGCCTTGAGGCCCGTGTGTAACTCTTTTGGGAAATTCCGCGTTTTTATTTGTCTTAAATGGAATGTATGTTAGATGTCTAATTGTACGGGGGGTGCTGCGAGAATTCCAATACGAGATACTTCTATAAGCTTGAGTGATATACCAGCTATTCGGCTTAATCGTTCTGGGTTTAATAAGCTTTGCTTTGTATCCCAAATTTTCTCGCTGATATGGTTCATGAAAAATTGCACCCCGGTACTCGACACCAACATATTCCCAATCTAAAAACTCACGCTCATTTGTTTCAAATTTGACTATCATACTTGCTCCAAATCCTTAACGTTTACCTTAATACTTTTTGTCCCTAACATTCCGCACCAAGGTGCTATGGTCACCTTGTCTCCCTTGATCCTGTTTATAGTGTAGATACCTGTAGCCCCAATCGGGTCGTTTGGATCGTTGTAGATCACCTTGTCTCCTACCTTCATTTTGTTTCCTCCGTAGTTAAACATGATTGAATCATGTATTCAGTTAAAGTTAAGCCTTTAGCTTCGGCTTTCTGTTTTAAGGTTTGATAATCTTCGTCTGTCAATCTCAAGTTAATTTGCTTAGTTTTCTTTGCTTTGTTCTGTTTCCCTACTAAAGCCTTGACGGCTTCAATACAGTTATAACCTTTTAACTGTATCCCGTCATCTATGTAATATGTACAATCCCAGTCTTCATCGGGATACGCTTTGATTAAGGCTTGTTTGTGGTAGACCTCTAGCCCGTTAATGCTCACAGGGTGAGCTACTCTGAAATAGTTTATCCAATCTTTACGCATCAGATATCCTTTGTTTTTTTAGATTTTCTATTTGATCCTCATATCGCATAATTTTACGGTCAATTTCAATCAAATCCCTGATAAAAGCCTCCGTATTTGTTTTATGTGTTTTGCCTAGACCATGGGTAACTATTACCCAGTTTTTAGACCATCTTAACGTATTAATATCGAGTTCTAATCGTTCTAATTCTGCCGTATTTTCGGAATGATTCAGTTGGACAATCGAAGATCCTCTAAACCATGTGGAGTTGTAGCTTTCATAATCTCCACCTGTTGAACTATGTCTGATAGTCAAGCCCCATACTTTAAGATTATCACCATACCAGTGTATCCAATAATCCTTGTCACCATCGGATACTATGAAGGTCTCGCAGTTCTCGGAATCATTTCCATGAACTGGCTTTTCTATTTGATAAGGTTTACCCCTCCAATAAAGCTTCTCTCTTTTTCTTTTCTCGATTCTTTCTATTTCTTTTTCTGTTACTTTCATTTTGCTACCTCTCTTTCAATTAGCTCTTGCCTCACTGTTTCTTCAATTGCTGGAGCAAAACTATGTAACCCTTTAAGCCAGCTATCAATATCAACATTGGTTACATTCCAAAATGTGCGCCGTTCACAATGCTCTATGCTTCTAAAAAAACGCAAGCGAACTTTACCTCTACTCCAGTTAACAATCCACTTCAAAATTACGCCAAAATCGGCGCATAATTTTTCAAGGTCTGTTAATGTGGCTGTAACTTCTTTCTCTGAGGAAAAGAAGTTATAACAAGCGTCTGTATCAGCCATTACTAAATGAGTTTCAAGATTAGCAATACATAGCGGTGCTATTTCACCATAAAACGGAAAATATTCCGTACCTCTTTTCCTTACGAAATAATGTGCGTGTCGCTTTTGACCGCCGTTTAATTTTCCTTTTTTGGTAAAAGATAAACTTCTCAATTCCCAACTATTCCAAGGGCCACGAAACACCCCGTAATCACCCTTTTTAGGCGTTTCAACCTTTTCATAGACATCTAGAGTCTTACCTTGAAAATGTGGGTGATAATTCCCATATTCTAAGAGTCTACTATTTGACCATATTTTGTATACACTCATGCTGCAACCTTTTGTACGAAACCGCTTATATCTTTTCGGGCTTTCCCTTTAGCCCTTAACCCTACGATTACACCCTTAGGATCAAGGAATCTTAAATCGTGTATGTCACCATCTATAACAGGGATACCGTGAAAACTATCGGGCAAACTAGAACCTTTTGCAGTGCTGAAAACTACCGCAAAATTTAAGCCCTTATCAATAAGAGATAGGGCTTGATCCTTGTCGGTTTTTTCGTGCCAAGATAAGGTAATGTCAACCTTATCAAGCATACTCAGGGAACCATCATAATTCTTTGAATAATCGTACAGGGTTAAATCCTTTAACTCTGTATTATTCTGTTTCATTTCGTGCACTGCTTCAACCAGTGCAAAGTCGTCAGAAGTCCCGTTTACCCTTAAACAAGGTAAAAGGTTTAATCTTTTGCACTTCCGAACGAAAAAAACTAGCTCCCGTTCTAGTTTCTTAAAAAATAATTCGGTGTACCTTTTATAAAGTACCGTTCTAATTATCCGGGCTTTTTGAACGGTATTAGTCGTTAAGAAATCCTTAGTTATACCGATACCTCCGCGCCCTGCGGAGTTAAGGCAACCTGCTATACATCCAGCCGTTGCCCATAAACACATCATAAAACCGCTTAACCCGGCTGGGGCTAAGTGGAGTATCGCCGTGTAGTATCCAAGCTGAACTGATTTTTCAGTCTTGGGATTACCTACCGTAAGAAGTTTTTGATTTAGCTGCTTTTCATTTAGAATTTTTGGGACATTCAACATTTTTTCTCCTATGTTTTTCCGTAGTTACTAGTTTTATTATCTCATAAAATTATATATACGTATAGACATAAAACAATAATAATCAATCGATCATTTTAAGCCGTTTTATTTATTCAGCAATGGGTAACTATAGACATCTTGTGTTTAGCAGTTAAATCAGCCCGTGAACGGCTCTCAGGGGGTAATCTTCTCACGTGTAGAAACCTATGAGCCGTGATACATGGTTAGAACCTTTCTAACTTTAGAACAATTCTAAAATAGATCTTTTACCGGGACATAAAAAAAGGCCCGCGATTTACGGGCCGATTGATTAGTGGTTAATCTAGTTTACTTTTCATTCTGTTACTTCTCCTAAAAACCGCCAGCTTTTTAACGTTGCTTTCCTCAAAGTAATTTCGGGCTCTCTGTCTTCTAAATTCCCGGATGTTATATCAATCGGGTTAAAACTAAAAACTAAGAGTACTTCATTGTCTGCTGAGTCAACCAGCGATGAATAATAATCTAAAACATATTGTTCATTAGTGCTTACGTAAATACCTTTTCCCTTAAATCGAACATCCAAACCTGTTTTCAATTTGAATTTTTGCCTACTATCAGCTAACGAAATAGCTAATACTCCATCGGTTCGCATTACTTTGTATCCGATCATTTCTGACCTACTTTCAGCTCGGTTAATATCTCTTTGGCTAGTTTCTTGTAGTCGACGTATGTCGACAGATGGACTGCAACTTCATCGGTATCTATTGCTTTGGCGATATCCTTAATATGATTTTTTCTAAAATCCAGAGCTTCGTTTATATTTTTAATTGATAATTCAAGCTTATAATCGAGCCGTTCTGAAAGATCATCGAGATCAATTTCTTCGGCTACATCTTTAATATTTATACTTTCGGCTACATCTCTAGCCTCGATGTTTTGAGCTACTTTCTGGAAATCTATTCTTTGGGCCAAATCCAAATGATCTACGTCGATCTCTCTATAATCGAGCCGTGATGAGAGATCATCAAGATCAATCCTATCGGCTAGATCATCGTGATCTATTTCAATAACATTACTGACATAATCAGCAATGGTTTCCTCACATAATCGTTCCGCGATCCCTTGGTAGTTGATACGGTTAGCTATAGTATCCTCGTCAAGGTTTTCCGCGATCCTTTGATAGCTGATTTGTTCCGATACAGAAACAGCCAATGCTTCCAAATCTATCTGGTTAGTAGATTGCTCACTAGCCGTGTGCATCTTTTGAAGTTCTTGTTTAAGCTCATCCAGCAATTTAACAATTTTTTCCATGTATATCCTCCGTAGTTAAGGTCTGACATAGACCACAAAGCCCTGCTACTTGAGCAGGGTATTGTGGGCCATGATTACCAAGGATATACCAAAGTATCACCCTTTAGATATATCGCCCTAGATATATCGTCCAAGTCTTCACAGGAATACTTTTTAAGCTCTCTGTCATATTCTGCCCTTTCGTAAGCCTTTGATGACTCCATCTTACGCTTAAAAACCTGACCTTTTTTAAGGTCTTTGACCTTTACCTTTTTGACATCTGGCCCTTGCTCAACTAATCGAGCTTGAACCAGTATCTGGTTATAGCCTTCTTCTATTAGCTTATCCTTCTCGTTCTCCAATTCTTTAAGGACTACATACTTATCGTAGTCTCCAAAGATAATGTCTTCACTGTCACCTATGACCGCTATCAATTCCCAGTACTTATGCATAATATCCTCCCGTAGTTAAGGTTTATAAATCCTGATAATTATATTTAACTTTATGACCTTCCGGTGTTATGCATAACACCGTTTTGCTTCGAGTCCATCGACTCGCATAATGGTATTTAAGAATCTCAAATGCATCGGCTGGATGCTTGCCATAAGCTTTATAAATCCTTTGGCTGCTTCCAACGATGAAGCTATACTCTTTTGTTTCCATGTATATCCTCCGTAGTGTTAAGGTCTGACATAGACCACAAAGCCCTACCGCATAGCACGGTAGGGTATTGTGGGCCATGCTTGTATCACCCAAGTTCAACCCTCCAATTTCGATGCCACTCCACTCTCAACGCTTCCCGTACATCTTCTGGAAGCTCTCTAAATTGGAAATACCTTTTCCTCCAGATTACCCCTCCACCCCTAAGAGCAGAGTCTAGGAGTTTATAACCTTGCTGAGGTGTATTTACCCAGCTACAGTACATAAGCTTTTCTCGGTTTACTACTAATCGACAATACGTTCTACTTACATCCTCCCTGTTCCAGAACCATTCATAAATGTTCTGGTAGGGATCGTTCCATGCTAGGAACGTATTGTTCCTGACATTGGTCATTAACTGATTCAGTTTACTTTTGAAGTTCTTACCCTTTTTCATTTTGTTTCTCCGTAGTGTTAAGGCTCGACACAAGCCACGAAGCCCTACCGCTTAACACGGTAGGGTATCGTGGCTCGTGGCCTATAAAAGACTAATGTACTCTATCTCATCTTCTTTTGCTTTATATTCTGCCTCGATATTCTCTAGTGTTCTGTCGAACAAATACTTTGCAAATTGCGCTTTTGTCTTAGTTGAAGCGTTCGTCTTAAACCCGATGCACCGTTTGATAAATTTCGGAGAGTATATATACCTTTCCTTGCGTTCACTGAAACACGGCTCAAACATCCGCTCCATCGAGCGGTATCTTGCATAAAACTCAATCCAATTAGATCGCGTAATTTTATCCATACCGATCACAAGCGATACCCAAGCCAGTTGTTCAAAACCCTCGAACTCTTCGATCAATTCGTCTAAGTCCTTTACCCCTTCGAAACTCCAGTGTAAAGCCATAATATTCCTCCGTAGTTAGTGACCGCTAACCTTGGCGGTCTGTATATACATATATCTAGGATTATATAGGGTTATTCCCAGATGTCAACCCCATGCGAGAAAATAAAAAAAACCAGGGAGTTGTTCTTTACCCAAAGATCGACAAAACTTGCCGAACATCTCTCGTTTTTGTCAGGTTCCTTCTGCGATCGGGTCA